ACAGAGTAAAGGAAGAAGCCAGACAGGCCGGATACGAGAAGGTAAATTCTCGAGGCGTGAAGATAGAGAAAGTGTGGGTGGCTACCCTGGATGAATCCACAAGGTATAGTCATCGCCAATTAGACGGTCAAAGGGTAGCTGTTGATGGTTACTTCGTGATTCCAGGGACCGGATTAAAAGCTAAGCAACCGGGAGGCTTTGGGGTCCCTTCCGAAGACATAAATTGCAGATGTAGAACCATCCTTGTTTACAACGGGAAAATTCCTGAAGAAAGAAGGGCGAGAGGACAGGGAATTATCCGATATCAGACCTACGAAGAGTGGAAAAAGGCAGCCTAAGGGAGGGATAGTATGTTACTCGAGAAAAACGATGTAGTACGTATTGATAACGAAACATTTAAAGTTGTATGTGCCGATGATGAGCTTGCGGTGTTGGGGAGGCTATCTAGGAATATAGATGACCCCAGCATTGTTGAGACCGATTATTCGGCTCTAATCGCTTATGCAAATGAAGATGAGTTTGAAGAAGAACTCGGGGACTATGAAATCCTTTCCCGTGGGAACGAAATGCCTGAAATAGACGAAGATGAAGAAATAGCATGGATTTGTGAGAAAACAGATACTCCGAAAGTCATTGTGAGCGGGATTATTTCGCGCCATTATGACTATCTGAGGCTTAAAGGAATTTGCCCCAACTAGCCACAATTGAATCACCCCTTGTGAGATGAGTACCACCCCGCCCCTGGTTGCCCGCCGCTGGCCAGGGGCATTATTTTGCCAACTATCTACACTTTCGGGGCATATGGCACCGGAAGGGTGAGGAGGATAAATATGACTATTCAAGAGGCAATTGAACTAATTCTGAAAAGCAAGGATGCTCCAGAAGTACAGGAACTGGCCAAGCAGTTCAACCCGTTGGCGAACGTTACGAAGGACAACGCGGGAGAACTGGTGGAGAAACACGATGCACTGAAGAGCTATCGGGACGCTTTCTTCGCAAGGAGTCTCGAGAGCTGGAAGGAAAAGAACCTCCCAAAGCTCGTCGAGGAGGAAATAAACAAAAGGAACCCGCCGGAGACGCCAGAGGCAAAGAAGTTGGCGGAACTAATGCAAAAGGTTCAGGAATTGGAAACCGGCAAGACGAGGGAATCTCTAAGGGCGAAAGCCATTCAGGAAGCATCAAAGAAAGGCCTTCCTACGGATTTTGTTGATTACCTTGTCGGGCAAGATGAAACAAGTACCATGAACAATCTGAATTCCTTCTCGGAAGCTTGGACCAAAGCAATTCAGAGTCAGGTTGAAGAGAAGTTGAAGAAGACCGGAATCCAGCCACAACCTTCGGATGTGGTCCCAAAAGACGGACCGCTTACAAGGGAACAGGTGGCGAAGATGACTCCGGAGCAGATCAATGAAATCTTTGAAAAGAACCCGGAAAGACTCAAAAACCTAAAGTAAAGAGGAGAGATAACAAATGGCCTATGCCAGTTTTATTCCAACCCTGTGGTCAGCTAGACTTCTGGCACATCTTGACGCCAGACTGGTGTTCATGAAGCTTGTCAACACCGACTACGAGGGCGAAATCAAGGAAATGGGTAATGCCGTGAAAATCGGCCAGATAGGGGACGTAACCGTAAAGGACTACACCGGAGACGACATCGATGCGCCCGAAGAACTTCCCGATGCTTCTCAGACCCTCAACATCGACAAGGGCAAGTATTTCAACTTTCAGGTTAAGGACATCGACGCCGCTCAGGCGAATGTCAAGCTAATGGATGAGGCGATGAAGAAAGCCAGCTATAGCCTCTCAAAGCATATTGACCAGGATATAGCCAGCCTTCATGCCGACGCCGGAATCAAGATGCTCAACGGCACAGCGGCATATGAAGTCGGGAATGGGACTTCTGACCAGGACCCATATAACCTCATCGTGGATGTGGGCGTAAAGATGGACGAAAACAATGTTCCTGACGACGGCCGTTGGATAGTCCTGCCTCCTTGGTACATTGGGAAGCTCTTGCAGAACGCATACTTCAAGCAGTCGTGGCAGAACTATCTCCAGACAGGAGAAGTGGCTGTTATCAACGGGATATCTGTTCTTATGTCCAACCATCTGAAGACTTCTACCACCAACACATATATCATGGCCGGAACCAAAGCCGCTATCTCCTACGCTGGCCAGATATCGAAGATAGAGCCTTACAGAAGAGAAGCAAACTTCTCCGACGCTATTAAGGGGCTCTTTGTGTACGGTAGAAAAGTCGTTCAGCCCGCCGCTCTCGTGAGAGTCCTTGCTACTCCGGCTTCATAATGAGGAGAGATGAAGAATGAGGAAAAGCTTACTTTTAGTCCTTATGGCAGTTGTCTTTATGACGGCTGCCTTTGCTGTTGATGCTACTCCTACCGAGATAGTCGGAACGGGGTTCACTGAGATTACCGCTGTGGATGTTAAAGCCACTTCAACCACCTTCGAGGTCTCCTATACCATACCTGGCAAGATAGGGATGTTGTTTGATATCGATATCGGATCCGCTACGGATACGACTATCACATTCCATGCTGGGGACTTTGTGGGCGATATTGAGGATATGGAGCTTGGCCCCTATACTGCAGACAAAAAGCTTTGGTTAGGACCGCTGGAGACATTCAAGTTTGTCACTTATGACATGACTATTAAATTCACAGTAACCAGTTCAACTATCCAGACCTCAATAAGCCTTTATGTATTCAAACTAAAAGAATAACCGGGGGAGGCCGGGGGCCTCCCTCTTGGTGGTGATTGAATGGCACTTCTTACACTAGAACAGTACAAGGCATTGAAGGGTGTTTCCGGAACAGACCAGGATACTCGAATCACAACACTGATAGAAGCTGTTGAGCTCGAGATAAGAGGATACTGCAGAATTCCTGATGGCGAAGACTTGCCGGGAGCATTGCGTCTTACGGCTGCAGATATGGTTGAATATCAGCTTCAGCTTACATCTGGAATAGTCTCTCAATCTCTTGAAGGCGCTTCGGTGACATTTTCGGACAAATATGGAGCCACCATCGAGAAGATGTTAAAACGATACAGAAGGGCTTCGTATGTTTGAACACTTTGAATCTATGAATGCCGAGTTTGCAAAGAATCTCCCGCAAGAGACGGTCAAAATCCTTCGAGAAAGCAGTTATACCTACTCTAGCACCGGAATGAGGACCCCTACATATTCGACGACAACGACAACTGGATATGTGGGCTCCTGGAGCATTCGTCAGATCGAACAGAGCGCCGGAAGGCTTTCCGTTGACTCCAAGAAGGTTATTCTTGTCGGGCAAGACATAAACTCCGATGACTTGATTGAAATTGGGGAAATTACCTACAAGATAGACCTGTTGGAAAGCAAGAGAGGCTATACGGTCTTGGGAATATCGAAAAAATGAGACAGGACGGCGAAATTAGGCACAATCTCGATGAGCTTAATATGTTCTTCAAGAGGCTCGAGAAGTACCCTCAAGAGTGCGCCGCTTTTATAATCGAGAGAATTGCCAGGGAGATTCTAAATGACCTTGTATTAGCTTCTCCTGTTGGTCAGAGTGCTCCGGGATATCTTGGCGGCAATCTTCGCTCAAACTGGAATGTCTCTCAAGCCGGACCGCTGCTCTGGGAAATAACAAACAACACTGAATATATTCTCTGGGTGGAATACGGAGTAAAGGGCCACTCCTTGAGCGAGGACCCCGAGAAGAGAAAGAAGTCTCTAAGATATCTTTTCGCGGCCGGAATTCTGGTAGAGGAAGACGGAACTATCAGATACACATATCAGAAGAAGCAAGATTCCAGTGCCGGCTTCATTCGAAGAGTAATAGACTCCTGGAGAGAAAAGGCAAAGATGAGAATCAAGGAGTTAACAATCGAGTGGATTGAACTACAGATGAGGAAGTGAGAAGATGGACGGAACACTCTATAAAAACTTCAGATACTCTCTACGGAAGTTTTTTGCGTCGTTATTGAGCACGAAGAACATCTTTCTAGATGATTCTCGTCAGAACTACCCGGATGGAGAAGTAATAGAGGTCCTTACCAACTTAGGTGGAAGCGAACACGAAGTCAAACCGTCTTTTTCTTCTTTCTTTCAGGTTCTCATAATAGCCGATTCCCCGGAAATTACAGCCGCAACAATCTTATCCAAGTTTGACAGTGACAATCGTAAAATCTCTATCTATGACATTGTGGGCGATAATCCCACAACAGAAATTGGAACAATAGAACTTACAAGAATAGAGTCTCGAAGTCTTCCGGCCCCGGATGGCGGTAGAAAAATCGAGGCTATAACAGCTTATTACCGAATTCTAGAATCCTAAAGAGGTGAAATGCAATGAGCAAGAGTTACACGCTTAAAGGCGAGGTAACCGTAGAAGTTATTGACGGAACCGCAGAAACCCCAAATAAGCTCGAAATGGAATACTACGGAAGCATTCCCAACCTTCCTGAAGTAGTCATAAACGCTCCACTTCGTCAGGTATTGGATCGAGGAAATCACTCACATTTTGAGGAGGACGCGGATCAGGTTAACGTTGGGGAGGCGGTCGAATTCACATTTGACATGGTGGACGACCAGGTAACTTCCGACAAGCACGCCTGGTACGAGTGGTTCTATCGGCACTCAACCGCTGCCGGTGGCGCTTTGACCACCACCAACGACGGAAGTGCGAAAGCTCTGGACCTTAACACAGGAACCGCTGTGGCTATCAACGTTCCTTCCGGAATGTTTACCTGTATTCTGAAGCTTACGTGTGATGCCGGCACCGGAAAGAAAGTAACCAGAACATACAACTATTTCCGACCCATCGCTTGTGAGTTCTCGGGCGAGCAGGACATGAGAGTCACCGTTCGCGGTGAACTTCTTGGGTGCTCTGAAGAAGCGGCTGCAGCTTAACGTAAAGGGGCCTTCGGGCCCCTTTTTTGAGGTGATTTAGAATGCCTAATACTGTTAATCAAAAGAATGTCAATTTCTCAATACAGGAACTAACAGACGGCAATGAGACTGTATTCAGAACCGGGACGATTTCGCGAGATGAAAAGGGAAAAACGAATTTTGACTATATACTGTATGGTTTCTCCCCTCTCAATGAGCTTGAGTCAAATACTCTAGAGCCCGGCATGACTGCAGTCTTGCAGACAGTAGACGGAAGAGTGTATTACTCGACATTTGGAGACGACACATACAGAAAGTTTACAGGTGATGGAGAGCTGAAATTCTTCCAAAATACAGGCGGATCCGCTGTAGAAATATGTGTATACGACCTCACCTATCTTGGGGGCCTTCCTGCAGGTGTGGCGACTATTTACGAGGTCGATACATGGGCCGAACTGGAAGAGTCTGAACTCGACAGTCTGTTGACATCTGAGGAATTTGACTCAGTAAACGGAACATTTGACGGTCCTAAGAGCGTGAAAATTGCATTAGGAGAATCAAATATATACATCCCAGACACTTTGGAGCTTCTTTCCATATCAGACCACAGAAACCAATTAGCCAGATCCGGAAATGCAATCAGGAAAGTCTCACGAAAAGTTGTCAATGAGATGGACTTCGAGTTCTTGGCCGAAAAGGCCGGCTCGAAAATTATTAACATCATTCATGACGACTTAATCTTTGGTGAGTTCTTCTTTGCCGGCGATGGTGTAAGTGTTTCTTGGGACGGCGGGGAATCGCCTCTTATGGCCAGAGAGTTTTCTGAAATACCTCAGGGTGTCTCTTGGGATGGAGAAGAATCCCCAGTGTTAGAAAGGGAGGAACAAGCATGAGTACATTTGATGGGCTATATCCATGGGCCGGAATGAAAAGGTGCAATCTGAATGATTCCGGAACAGTAACGGCTTATTATGGCCAATCGGCATATGCCGAAGACGGAAGCAACGGCCAAGTTATGGTAGAGATACCAAAGTTTTTCTACAAGACAATTCAGATTGGCGACGAAATAAGGTGGGCTATATCTGATGTACCAAAACCCGGCTACAAACTTCATCCGGCATTCATTAGAAACGGAGTAGCAAAAGAAAAGATATACGTGGGCGCTTTTCAAGCTTCGTTCTACGATGTAAGCGCCGGAGCATATGCCGACTACTATCTCTCTGGAGATGTAGACGCTACACCATCCGGAACCCCGCCAGATGTAAACGCGACAACAGGCGATAAATTGGCCTCTATTGCTGGTCGATATCCCCTTACAAAACAATATATCTACGACTTCAGAACAATGGCCAGAAACAGGGGTTCGGGTTGGGAACAGTGGGACTTTTTAACCGTTTCGGCCCTGCAAATGTTGTTTATAGTCGAGTTTGAAAGTCTCAACGGCCAGGCCATACTTGGTCAAGGCGTGATAGGCGAAAGTTCTGCGGCCTTTAATGCCCACCAGACAGGCGAGACAACTGGAAATGGCTCATACGGAGTAACCACAGACGGCATACATGCAATGTCTTTCAGGGGCATCGAAAACTTCTGGGGAAATGTGTGGCAGTGGGTAGATGGTCTGAATATCAAGGCCGACCACGACCCATATGTAGCCGACCACGATTTTGCTCATGACACCTTTGTAGACCCTTACGAAAGGCTTGGAATAGTGCTTCCAGGAAGCAATGGATATGTTTCAAAAATCCATATTACCGAAGACTTCGACTACGGCTTTTTACCATCCGAAGTAGCCGGAAGTGCATCTACGTATTTCTGTGATTACCATTATCAGGCAGCGGGGAATAGGGTCGCCCGTGTCGGGGGCGGTTGGAATTATTCGTTGGCTGCCGGGCCCTTCTGTTGGATTCTGATTAGTTCCTCGGCTTATCGTGATTGGTATATCGGCGGGCGCCTTCTTTACATTGCGCCGTAGCGGTTTTTGCGGAGGCGCAACAATTGAATGTTATACGTAATTGAAAATATGGCCGGCAATGAGATTCAGTCACCCATGTCAGGGGCAATTGGAATAATTCGTTGAATACCAGGCCCTTCTATTGGAATCTGAATAATTCCTCAGCTAATCGTAATTGGAATATCAGCAGGCACCATCTTTGTATAGAAAATACTGTGAAAATTAGAAATGTGGCAGTTGCCGGCCTTGCCTCTTGGCAAAACACAACAACAATCACAGACTGTGTTAGTAGGCATTGAGCTCGAACGCTCAGGAGGATACAAAGAAGTATGAAGAGATACGGTTATCTGTATGAAAGAATCTATGATTTTGACAACTTGATACTGGCACACAAAAATGCAAGGAAAGGCAAGAGATACTACAAAGAGGTTCAAATGGTAGATTCTGACCCTTATTATTACTTGCATCAGATTTACGAGTCTCTCAAGAACAAGACCTTCACAACCTCAGAATATGAAGTGTTTGAAAAGAGAGAATGTGAAAAGGCCAGAATAATTCACAAACTCCCATACTATCCAGACCGAATTGTTCAGTGGGCCATACTTCAGGTAATAGAGCCCATATTCATTAAGTCGTTTAGCTTCGATACGTATTCTGCAATTCCAGGCAGAGGAATTCATCTCGGGCTGAAGAGACTGCAAAAAGCTCTTGGAGACAGAGAAAACACAAAGTATTGCTTGAAGATTGATGTGAAGAAATATTATCAATCAATTCCTCATGACAAACTCAAAGAAGCCTTAGAGAGAAAATTTAAAGACCCAAATTTGATGTGGCTTCTATCAGATATTATCGATAGTATTCCGGGAGGCAAGGGTATTCCCATTGGGAACTTTACAAGTCAATACTTTGGGAACTTCTATCTTTCTCCTATGGACCACTGGCTCAAAGAAAAGAAGAACATAAAACACTATTTTCGTTACATGGATGATATGGTAATTCTTCACAAGAATAAGAAATATCTTCATTGGCTTCGAGAAGAGATTCAATGGTTTCTTGAGAAGCGACTGGGGCTTGAGATGAAAAACAACTGGCAAGTATTCCCGACTTTCATCAGGGGAATAGATTTTCTCGGGTACAGAAGTTTCGGGAACTACACACTTCTCAGAAAATCCACTGCCAAGAAGTTTAAAGAACGAATGAAAGAAATCATAAAAGGGAGACCAATGAAAAAAAGGAAAGAAAACTGTGTAGCCAGTTACGAAGGCTGGCTAAAATGGTGTGATTCATATCGGCTTCAAGAGAAATATCTGATTCCTGCAAAGGAGGCAATTAAACATGAAATCTCAATCAACAGTATATCCGGAAAGCATTCATATCTCCAGGGCAAAGAAAGGGGTTCGGGACATCTGGCTGCGGCGAGATGTAACTGAAATTCAAGGCGAAGAGGGAGAAAGACTGTATGAATATGAAGAAGTCTGGTTCAAGCTCAATGACAGGGAAGATATTGATTCATACGTTCAGGCCAACTTTGAACAACTCTTCGCGCTGCAGCTTCAGCAAGAATACATTGTGAGATGCCGGCAAATCAAAGAGTATTTAGCGGAAGGTACTCTTACGGATGAGGACATAGATTACTACATCGCATCCGGAATAGTGCTGAATAGAAGTGATATCTATGAAGACAGCGTATGAGATTCTAAACGCTGAATCCGGGTGGCCTAACGGTCTTACTCCCTCTGAAAACGAGATAAAGGCTTACTTCTTGGGCTGGAAGATGTGCAATTCAGACGGTTCATATCCTTATGCCGGCACTGGAGATAAATACTGGAAGAGCCGGGTAGACGGATCCGGATTAACCGACACTCTTCCTGCTTCTCTTGCGGACGGCTTTAAACCGCTCCAGATGATATGGAAACATCTCGAGGATGAAACCTTCAGGCTTATGATTTCCGACCCTGTAGGACCATTAGGAGCCGAAAATACGGCTATTTCGGCAAAGTCCTTTCATGAAGACAATTGGACCGGGGACGGATCCACCACAACATATACACTGTCTCAAGAAGCCGTGGGCGACTACAAGGTATATGTAGATGGATGCGAAGTGACCACAGGGATAACGAAAGAATCAACCGGATTTGAGTTTATAGCAGCGGTTAGAAAGGGTGGGAAAATCAAAGCCGTTTACAATGAAACCAATTCGCCAATCCTTATAACTTTTGAGCTTCTCGAGCCTACCGGTTCTCTCGAGACAATAAACTATCCGACCACTTTCCAGATAACGGAAGAAGAAGAAGCAAGGTCTTTCGTCTTTGAGAACGGAATCTCGAAGAAGGCCGTAAAGTCAAGAAGCTTCTCGGTCCAGATTTCGAAACTCCTGAAAGAAGATGTCCAGAACATTCTCAAGAAATACAGAGGAAAGACGTTCAGACTGAAAATCGAAAACACTCGAGATTCAGTTATAGAATACCTCTCTCCCTGTCACATTGAATCTGGCAGTACAAAAGATTGGATAGAAGGCACCGAAACGCTTAACATCAAGGCTGGTGATTACTATGATAACGCTTAGCGGTGCGGTTAAAAGATGGATCGGGGACGGATCAAAAACCGCATTCCCTCACAGTTTGAAATGCGCTGGTCTTTCATGTGACGCCGGCAATTTTGAAATCAGAGTAGACGATGAGGTAATAACCAGCGGAGCAACCTTGACTGATGTTGCGCTGGTCTTTTCTTCGGCTCCTGCAGACGAAGCGGTCATAGAGCTATGGAGAACTGCAGAGCTAGAGCCGTACGAAAAAGAACGATTCCCCGTCTCATACGGAGCCTCTACAGAGACCAGAGATGACATAGGAAGGGTCCTAGACAACTGGGCGAATAAGAGAGGCGGGACGTTCTGGTATTTCGGAATGGTCTTCGAACTCGCTCCCCAGGAGACGGTAGATGCACTGACTCAACTGGTAGCGGCCGGACCGACTACAGAATATCCAATGGTTCTTCTCTGGGATGACGGACGTGAATACGAAGTCGTATTTGCAGACAAGGCCGGCGAGGATAAATGTAAGTTCGATGAATCCTTCATGGATCTGGATTCAGGAGAAAGGCTCTTTAAGGGCGTAGTTGCCCTATTAGATATCAACAAGATAGAAAACTAAGGAGGGAAATATGAGCGGAAAGAAACCTATTCGAGTTGACATGAAGAAAATATTCCAGGACAGAGAGAAGCGGAAAGGCTTCTTCGGGTCATTCGGGATATCCACTATCAAGAAGTCATTCATCAACGACAAAGGGCAGCAAGACTACGAGCTGATAGAAATTCCCATTCGGCCGGTCAGTAATGACACCATAGTCAGAAAGTTCAATGAAGTTTGTCCAAGGCCAAAACCGGAGATTAAGAGGCAGCTCATTAACCTCACAACCGGAGAATCCGCGGCCGAGTTGAACAAGTCTGTCGACGAAGTGCGAAACAACCCAGCTTACGGATGGGCCGAGGTCTACAAGACAAAAGACGAAGCGTTTCTCAAGCTGGATGGAGAATGGCAAGCCAAACTCATGACCCTCTATGTCGCCATTGCGTTTGATATGGCAGATCTGATAGACGTCTCATCAAAAGAAGCGCTCGAAAAGTCATTAAAAGAGTTCGAGGAGTTCCTGGAAGACGTTGGAATCTCCAAGAATCAGATGGAAAAGATTGGTGACGACATCAAAGCTCTTGACACTTTATAAATTCCCAGACGGAAGTTGCTGTACGTGAGGCGTTCGAGTGGGACCGGTTCAGAGATAGCGATACATATGTATCTCCGTATCTCCTCGATATGCTCGCGTGTCGCGAGGCGGGCTACCGGCTGGAAGAATGGGAAGATTTACCGCCAGAAGAAAAATGGAAAGCGAAATACTACTACCAGGCTAAAGTAATTCTTCAGAAGCGAGAAATGCCAAAGAAAGAACAGAAAAATAAGCTAATCCTACCATAGGCCCCGAAAGGGGCCTTTTGTTTGGAGTGAGACTAATGTCCTTAATGGATGGAGTAAGAATTGACATAGGCCTTAACGCTTCTCCGTTTTCTAATGGAGTTCGCCAGGCAAAAAACGAAGTCGTGACCTTTGAAGACACAATCAAGAGAGTAGGCCGGACCATTGCCGGGGTGTTTGGGGTAATGGGAGTAGGGGCAACAATGAGGCAAAGCCTTCAGGCCTGGAACCAGCAGGAATGGGCCACGAAGCAGCTTGAAATTGCTACCGCAAGATGGGCGCAAGGCAATAAAGAAGTGAAGACGACCATTGAGACTCTTGCGGACGAGATGCAGAAACTCACCGGGATAAGTGACGAGACCTGGGAATCTGTGGGTGCCATGGGTCTAAACATGGGAATAGCGGCTACAAAGATAAGAGACGCCACAAAAGCCGCCGGGATTCTGAATCTCGTATTCGGATACGATACCAATTCCATGATGCGAAACCTCGCAAAGACAACAGCCGGTCTTACCGGGGAGTTAGGAGAAATGCTACCCTTCCTTCGCGAACTCTCTGCAGAAGAGCTAAAACAAGGCGCTGCAATAGATCTGATAATCGATAAATACGGCGACTATGCGGAAATGCTTTCCGGAACCTCCAAGGTCGCTACGGACCGTTTTAAGGCCGCATTGGGCGATGTGACCGAAATGCTCGGGAAAAGGCTCGCCCCAATAGTAGGGAAAGCAGCAGAGTGGATGGAAGACTTCTCAGATTCGGTCGAGAAGAACGGATCCATTCTTGGAGCATTGAAGGAGAAACTTCGCGAGACGTGGGACAGCATGGGGACCTTGGGGAAGACAGTCATAGGTTTAGCGGGTTCGTTCCTTGCACTAAAAACGGCCGGTATGGCATGGACTCTATTGTCAAAAGTAGTGATTACGGGCGGAACCCTTATTGTTGGAGTATTTAAAACTCTCTTTTCTTGGCCGGCATTACTGGCCGCCGGACTTTACACCTTACGTGTTGCGTGGAAGAAAGATTGGTTCAGTATCCAGAGCACAGTGCTAAGCACTTGGGAATCTATGAAATTGGGGTGGTCTGGTGCTTGGGATAACCTGAAAGAAGTATGGGAGAATCCGGATCTGTCATTCTTAGACAAGACCACGGCGTCCATTGGGTTTATTGCCGGCGACACGGTTAGAGGAATTGTAGCGGGGTGGGTAGACACATACTCAACCTTTCGCGACATTTGGGAAGACCCGGACGTCTCGTTCTGGCACAAATTTACAGCAACAATTTCTAAAACCGGAAAAGATACCGTTTCCGGTCTGGTGTCTGGATGGCAAGAGGCATATAAGAGTTATGAAGACATCTGGAACGACGAGAATCTAAGCGTTGTTGGCAAGTTTGCAACCGGTTTAGGACAAATTGCCAGAGACATGGTTGATGGTCTCAAAATCGGCTGGGAAGATATCCACAACACCTTTGCCGACCTATGGAAAGACGAAAATCTGAGTGTCGTAGAAAAGTTCTCCGCTTCTGTTCTCAAGTTTGGAAGAGACACATGGGACGGCCTAAAAGAAGGCTGGACTGGTTCTTATGAGACCTTCTCTTCAATATGGGCCTCCAGCAATCTCTCTTTCTGGGAGAAATCGATGTCTTCAATATCAGCGGCCGTAAAAAAGATATGGGAAGGCAATAACGATGCACCAGGGTTGCTGAACGTATTTTCTGATGCATATAACAACTTCACGGTGGTTTGGACAAACCCCGATTTATCCTTCTGGGACAA